TTCGTACATCAACCCCCATTAAGAAACGTTTGCCATATCATACGGGCTTTAAAACGCCGCTAATCGATAGTTTAACCAATTGCGTTAAATCGTACATCCGAACACGCCCCGCCCCGCATTTTACAATTCGTCAACAATAGTTGTTGATTTTTTCCCGCTTTTACTTGGCCCATATTGTCGCGTTATGGGGCCGTTTCTTTACTCAATTGTTTTTATTAATCTTTTTATTTTTTATTTTCCGTGAGTTTTTCCGTGAATCTAATTTTATTGCTTAAACTATTAAACGAATTGAAATAAAACCTATATAAATCAATATATTGCAGCAATTCCTTAAAAAATCGATAGAGGGGCGAGCGCCACGGGGGGTAGGGTGCGTTAGCGTATACAGGTCTGACCAGAGATTGGAAAATGGGTACTGTAAAGTAGGGTCGATAGCCGGATTGGGAGATTGGGCTTAGAAAACTGTCAACACACTATACGCTCCTGCGTCATATATAGGGGTAGTGTTTACAAAGACCACTAAGTATATACATTAACTAATTGACATAGTGATTCTTATTGTGTAGGTTTCTCTAAAAAGACTACAATAAATCGCCTTTTGGAGTGGGTCACTTCGAGCAGCAAGGCAAAGCATGACTGAAATAACTCATACCATATCGGTAGACCTAGAAGTAGACCTCGAAAACGATATCGAGGTTGATGACGATGGTGTACTAAATATCTTAACAATCGTTTACAAAGAAGAAGACGAAGATCCGCATGAATTACGGACACCTTTGGATGGAATTGTATCTGGTTTCTTAGAATACTGGTCGGACGATCTCTCCCGTGAAGGATACTCTGAAATGTTCAGAACGGGAAATGAATTAAAGAAGATCGCTGAACGGATATTACGTGTAGCAGAACGCCATGAAGACCTAGTTAATGGCGAAGGCACATATCCGAAAGATTTTGAGGACGATGATATAGTGAATGACTGATCCACAAGTCGTTCATAACTCTTCGACTAAAGGGCGCATTGGAGAATACTTCGTTGCGTACCTGTTAGAGAAGCAAGGCATCGAAACAAGCATTGTAGATCGGGTTGGTACAGATCTGTTCTGTCGAAGACCTAATGGCGAGATGTTCTCAGTAGAGGTGAAGAGTGCCGTTAAAGGTATACTGGCTCACCCAACAGCCAAGATCCCTCGAATGAACTACAGGATTAAAGAAATCCGTTCTGATTGGTACGCCTTCGTAGATCTCACTAATGAACTGGTTGTATTCAAACCGCGCAGCGAACTAGAAGAGTACGCTCAAAAGACCTACTACGTCTCAGCGAAAGAGTTCAGCCCCTTCGAAATGAAAAAAACCCTCCAACTGGTGAAGGGCTTCGATGACTAGAGTGTATATATATCCGCTCAAGGGTTAACTTGATTTTATCATGGAAATCCACTTCTGACAACCCCTAATTAGTTGACATTGTTCTATCCCCTAAGATATAATAGGAAATATGTCGCGCAATGCCCAAAAAGAGAAGCATATTTAACGACAAGTACTCCATCAACCTTCACTACATTCGAGCCGCTATCGAGGCGAACACTGGTGTACGGTTGAAATTGGAAAGAGTACGGGAACTTCTAGTCGAAGAAGGTTTGATTACCCAAATTCAAGCAGAGCGCAATGCACAGACATTTACTGGCTACTCTGACTTCTTTGATGACCTTACTGAGTCAAACAAAAAACAGGATCAAGGCGAGATCAAAGAGATCGTAAAACGCCTTCAGAATGATAGGTGATAAAATGAAATACAAAGTTGCTAAAGTAAAACCCTCGAACTGTGGAGCCTCTGTTAAAGCCGCGCAAGGTGGCTATATGTCTGTGTCCGGCAATGGAATTGACGTTAACAAGTTGAAAAAGCCAAAGGCGGGATACGCATACGGTGGTTATGCCGCTAAGAAAACGAAAAAGAAGAAGTAGTGTCTGTATTTGCTGCGATTATCGTTTTGTGCATCAACGATGATATTAAATCCTGCCAAGTAGTTAAAAACCCATACACCTTTTACGAGCAAGAGAAGTGTGAACACGTTTTGGCTGCGGGCCTACAGTTTTTTAAAAACGAAAATCCTTACAAACTTGAAGGTATGTGCATTAAATTTCCTATTGGAGTTCGTACTTAACGTGAAATTAGTAAAAAAACTTTATAATGGTGATTGGCTCGATTGGATAATCCGTAAAGTAAATACGTTTTTGGTAAAAAACGGCAAATTTCCATACAAACCATTTCTTAACGATGAATTCCGCGACCATGAAGGTATTGCTGAGTTAAAAGAGTGCTTTGACGTTATTCAAGAGGAATTACTTGAAGCAAGTAAAGGTGCAGCCCCTATCCAGGGTGATTTGTTCTTCGATGAAGATGTTACGGATGATGGGAAGTGGCATAGAGTACACTTACAATGGTACGGCAATCCATTTATGCGGGGTAAGAAGACTTGTCCTCGAACAATGTCGATTATTAGCCGCCACAAAGATATTAGACTAGCAATGGTTTCTATACTGAAACCCAATGCGGTGATTAAACCACACTTCGGCCCTTGGGCGGGATCATACAGATGTTTGCTAGGCATCCAGACCCCAAATAGCCCGCGTTGTGCAATTACTGTAGGTGGGCAGAAGGCGTGGTGGCAAGATGGAGAGGAAATGTGGTTTGATGATACATTCGAACACTCTGTCACGAACGCTACTAGCCAACACCGCATTGTTTTATTCATGGATATCGAACGCCCTATGAAAAACAAATTTTATACGGCAATTCGATGGATACTTAACAGGACTGTAACAAAGTTTACTGCTAGAGAGTAACGGGTATACCGATTCAGCATAAATACCACTAGTAGCAGTATGTTATAATACCCCTTGTAATAACCACTACAAGGAGTGTATAATGAAATTATGGTTAAAAAAAGCGTGGAAACGCTTTGAAGCATATCAACAAAAACGTGCCGACTACTACATCCTACAACATTTGGATGATCGAGAGTTAAAAGACTTGGGTATCGGGCGTGGAGACATCAGACGGGTAATAGATGGCTACTACGAAGGACGTTAGGCGTTTACCAAGCGGTAGAATTGAATACCGTGGTGAAACGTTTGCCGGATACAACAAGCCGAAACGTACTCCTAAAGCAGCGAAGAAATTTGCAGTTTTAGCGAAAAAAGGCACAGAAATTAAATTAGTTCGATTTGGTGACCAGAATATGGAAATCAAACGAGATAATCCAGAGCGGCGTAAATCATTCAGGGCTAGGCATAATTGCGATACCGCTACTGATAAATTTACAGCCCGCTACTGGTCATGCCGAAAGTGGTAGAACAGGGCAATCGTTACGCTCTTTATCACGATGATGGTCAACTTCTACTTCTAACCCGTAGCAAAGAAGTTTTAGAAAGAAACAAAATGTCATTAGTTAATAATATTAACAAACGTCGAAAAGCGGGAACTTCACGTTCGAAAAAGAATTCGACAGTAAGCCCAAAAGCCTACGCAGATATGAAGGCCGGATGGCCTAAGAAGAAAAAGCCAAAAAAGAAAAAAACTTAATCTGCTAACCTACAGGGGGGCGGGCAGTGTTAGATCCAGTTACCGCGTTAGCGGCGGCGGCTAGTGCCGTTTCGAATATGAAGACTCTTATCAATGCGGGTAGGGATACCTCGCAGTGTCTTATGAAATTTGCCTCTGCGTGGACAGACATATCCGAAGCAGACAGACGGGCGCGAAATCCATCGTTTATTCAGAAATTTAATGGATCGATGGAAGAAAACGCAGCCCGTGTTTTTGCAACCAAGAAGCGGGCGCAGGAATTAAAAACTGAACTAGAGAGTATGATCTCGTTCGTTTATGGGCCTTCGGGTCTTAAAGAGTACAAAGAAACTCTTCGATCTATGAGGGAGCATAAAAGAAAAACAGAATATCGCAAAGCAGAAATACAACGTCAAATATTAGAATGGACTGTCGGCGTTACGTTGTTTTGCGTAGTTGCGGGATTTATGGGAATTGCCCTGTATCTAGTCGGCAAGAGCCAAGGCAGATGGTAAAATCAAAGGGGCAAGAAATGAGTGACAGGGATGACCGAACGGTGCGTTTGCATCGCATGGAAGAGAAGATTGATAAATTGTCAGAGGCAGTAGTCGCTATGGCAAGAATGGAAGAGAGAATGGTTACCCTGTTCAACAGAATGGATAACTTCGACTCTACCATTAAGAAAATAGATGAACGTATGGATGAGGCTGAGAAGCAAGCCATAGCGCGGGGCCAAAAGATAGCATTTGCTGAACGCTTTTTTTGGATGATTTGTACAGGCGCAGTAGGTCTTGCCTTCGTATATCTTAGGTAAATTATGGAAAAAGAACAGAAACAATATACTGATAAACAGATTGCGTTTTTGGATGCTCTAATTGGTCCTGCCCAAGGAAATATCCGGCAAGCAATGGAACTAGCAGGGTATTCCGCTCAGACTAAACAATCTGAGGTGGTTAATCCTCTACGGGATGAAATTATCGAGCGGGCTTCGATGGTGTTAGCCATGAATGCTCCACGGGCTGCATTTGGTATTCTAGGAGTGTTAGATGATCCTAGCGCAATGGGAGCGAGAAACTCTGTAGCGGCTGCGCGAGAGATACTTGATCGAACAGGTATCGTCAAAAAAGAACAGGTTGAAGTCAAGGGGCCAACTGGTGGGATATTTATCATGCCGCCAAAACAGGTAACTAATGACGAACAAGAACCAGAAGTGGGAGAATAAGAAGCGGGCTAATGCAACCGCTAAAGTTGCTATTGGTTACATACCTTCAGATGAAGATCCGCTTGTACTTATTCCCGACACTGACCAAGTAAATATATTAGAGGAAGCCTTCGTATATCTCGACAACGGGCATTCTCTTAGAAAAACCGCAGAATGGGTAACTGATAAGATACAAAGAAATGTGTCTCATCAGGCTCTTTCTAATATCTGGAAGCGTCACAGAAAAGGTGACAATAAAACAGATAGGGTAAAACAATTAGAAAAGGCTAAACGCAAACGTAAGCCAAAGACAAAGCAAGAGAAAGAAGACGCGGCCCTAAGAACGCAACTATCTCAGGCTCGAAGACGCTTAACGATTGCTGAGAAAAAAGTTAAAAAGAAGGTTGAGGAAAGCGAAACCCCGACATCTTTTTCTGATAGTCTAAACTATGATGCCGCCCCTGTAGAGCAAGAGGTTATATTTAAACCAAATGCGGGGCCACAGACAGAATTTCTAGCCGCGCCGGAAAGAGAAGTCCTATATGGGGGCAGTGCCGGAGGCGGGAAAACTATGGCCTTAATAGCGGACCCAATGCGTTACTTTGATAATGGTAACTTTAATGGGCTTATATTAAGGCGTACTACAGATGAATTAAGAGAAATCATTTGGAAGTGCCAAGAACTGTATCCAAAGATTTTTAAGGGTGCAAAATGGGGCGAAAAGAAGTCTCAGTGGGTATTCCCATCAGGTGCAAGACTGTGGCTTACATACCTCGAACGTGATGAAGATGTTTTACGATACCAAGGTCAGGCTTTCTCTTATATAGCCTTCGATGAACTTACCCAATACGCAACACCTTTTGCGTTTGAATATCTTCGAAGCCGCTTGAGAACGACAGACCCTAATTTACCCACGTTTATGAGGGCAACTACAAACCCTGGCGGGCCAGGAATGCAATGGGTAAAACGGATGTTCGTTGATCCCGCTCCTGCAAACAAAGCATTTCCGGCACAAAACCTTGATACGGGTGAGCCTATGGTATGGCCTAAAGGCCACGCTAAAGAAGGTGAGCCACTATTCTATCGTAGGTTTATTCCTGCTAGTTTATACGACAATCCTTACTTGGCAGAGGACGGTCAGTACGAAGCCAACTTGCTATCTCTTCCAGAGAACCAAAGAAGGCAGTTATTACTAGGTGAGTGGACAGTTGCGGATGGTGCAGCGTTTCCTGAGTTTAGGGAAAAAGACCACGTAGTAGAACCATTTGATATACCCCATGATTGGCGGCGTTTTAGAAGTTGTGACTACGGGTACTCTAGTTTTTCCGCCGTTCACTGGTTTGCTATTGACCCTTCCTATGAAACTCTGATATGCTATAGGGAGTTATATCTCAGTAAACATACTGGGCGTGACCTTGCCAAAGCGGTTATTGAGGCAGAACAAGGGGATAGAGTATCATACGGAGTGCTTGATTCCTCTTGTTGGCATCAACGCGGACAACTAGGCCCATCTATAGCAGAAGAAATGATTGCTCAAGGATGTCGTTGGCGTCCATCTGATCGTTCTCGCGGATCGAGAATAGCAGGAAAAAATAGATTACACGAATTGCTTAAAATAGATGAAGAAACAGAACAGGCAGGAATTGTATTTTTTAATACTTGCCGACAAATAATTGCAGATCTCCCTGTTATCCCATCAGACCCAAAAGGAACGGATGATATAGATCCAAGATATAAGAGTGACCATGCATACGACTCTGTAAGATATGCGATAATGTCACGCCCACGCTCTAAGTCCTTGTTTGATTTTGATTCCCCCCAAGCAGAAACATGGACTCCCTCTGACTCAGTATTTGGATATTAAGTATGGCCCTAGTACCCCGTCCTGAAGACCTCAACCTCGATGTAACAGATGATCCTATTCTGTACGCCGAAGAGGGGTCTAATGTAGACCAAGAAAATAGAGAACTATCCGACTTAGTTGCATATGTAGAAAGTCGTTTTACTCGCGCCAAGAATGCAAGGTCTGAGGATGAAGAGCGTTGGCTAGTAAACTACAGAAACTATCGCGGGATTTATGGCCCAGATGTACAATTTACAGAAAAAGAAAAATCAAAGGCTTTTGTCAAAATTACTAAGACAAAAGTATTGGCTGCATTTGCACAAATATCGGATGTATTGTTTGCGGGCGGTAAGTTTCCAGTTGGCGTTGAGCCTACAACTGTTCCAACTAATGTTGCTGATTCAGTACACCTTTCCGTAACGCCGGAACAAGAGGAAGCAGAAACGTCTGCTACCGTTGCCCGCCCAGATATACTTGGTCCATACAAAGATAAACTTGCTGAAGTTGAAGACGATATAAAAGAAGGTGCAGGATTATCCCAAGGCACAGTTACATGGGAACCCGCCAAGTATGCAGCAAGCAAAATGGAAAAGCGCATACACGATCAGTTAGAAGAGTGTGAAGCGTCAAAGCATTTAAGAAGTCTTGCATTTGAAATGGCATTATTTGGAACGGGCGTTCTAAAGGGTCCATTCGCACACGATAAAGAATATCCTCGATGGAACGAAGAGGGCGAGTATGATCCTATCTTCGAAACCATTGCAAAAGTTGAACATTGTAGCGTTTGGGATTTTTATCCTGATCCAGAGTCACGCTCTATGTCTGAGGCAGAGTATATTGTTCACAGACATCGTATGTCTCGAAGCCAGTTACGTGCGCTTAAAAAGCGTCCAATGTTTAGAGAAGAGTCTATAGAGATTGCTATAGAGTTAGGTCCAAATTACGACCCTGAGTATTGGGAGCATGTCCTAGAAGATACTGCAACCAGAGGTAACTCTGAGCGATACGAAGTGTTAGAGTTTTGGGGATACATGGATAGCGAGATTGCCGAAGCAGCGGGGATCGAACTACCAGACGATTTTGATGAAGTAGATCAGGTACAAGTAAATGCTTGGATAGCAAACGGACAAACTATTAGGCTAGTTATGAACCCGTTCGTTCCTGCTAGAATTCCGTATCATGCTGCACCATACGAAGCGAACCCATATTCATTCTTTGGGGTAGGCATTGCAGACAATATGGCTGATACTCAATTGCTGATGAACGGTTTCATGCGAATGGCAGTAGACAATGCTGCACTGTCTGGAAACCTAATAATTGAGATCGATGAAACTAATTTAGTTCCTGGGCAATCAATGGATGTGTACCCAGGCAAGATATTTAGGAGACAAAGCGGCGCACCAGGACAGGCCATCTTCTCCACCAAGTTTCAGAACGTCAGTAATGAGTTATTACAACTCTTCGATAAGGCTCGACAGTTGTCAGATGAAAGTACGGGTATGCCAAGTTATGCCCACGGCGCGACAGGAATTATGGGTACTGGACGAACTGCATCCGGCATGAGTATGTTAATGTCTGCGGCAAGCCAGAATATTAAAGCAGTTGTTAAAAATATCGATGATTATTTGCTTGGGCCGCTAGGTAGATCGATGTTCAGTTTTAACATGCAATTTAACTTTGATCCTGAAACAGTTGGTGATCTAGAGGTTGTATCGCGTGGTACAGAAAGCCTAATGAGGAACGAAGTACGATCACAAAGATTACTACAATTTATGCAAATGAGTGCAAATCCAGTAATGGCCCCATTTGTAAAATTCGATTATATATTACGAGAGATTGCAACCAGTATGGATCTGGATGAAGAGAAAATCTTAAACGATCCTAGAGAGGCAGCAATACAGGCAAAAATGATGGCAGAATTAGCAGCCGTTATGCCAGAAGGACAAGTACCGCCAGAGGGTGGAGTACCTAGTCCGCAAGATCCAACAGGAACAGGTGGCGGAACCATAGTAGCCGGAAACGCTCCTGAACCAGATGCAGAAGGCTTTACGGGCGGGGGCGCAAATTTAGAGCAACCACCACAAGGCTAATTTATGGACACAAAACTGGCTAGGAAGTCTCTACTGTTAGTTAATAACGTTGAGGCTTACAATATTCTGCAAGACTTGATCGCAGGAAAAATTGAAGAGCATCGTACAAATCTCGAAAACACTAAAGAGATTACGAGAATAAACGAAATACAAGGCGCAATTGCAGAACTAAGGAGACTACAGCATTTAAGGGAAGAAGTTACTCAAGAGGCTAAAAATGAGCGAGAGTAATTTACTGCATTATTTCCCATTATCGATCTACTGTGTAAAATTAGGACTGACTGATGAACAGCGTAATGAAATCATTAAAGACATTGATCGATCAGTCGCTAAAACAGATGAAACAAATGATATTAGTACGTGGACGGGTGATGTTCACGGTTATCACGAACTTCACAATAATATTCCTTGTATCCCTCTATTTAACAGTATTGGTAAGCACGTTCGTAAATATATCGAGGAATTATCCATAAATACC